ATTTTTATCACTTGCAGATATTAAACTAATTTCTGGTATATGAAGAGTATCTCCATAACCTTTCCCAGTCATTAAAGCTGAGTAGTCATCTATCAAGCCACGAAAAACACTTTTTCTTTCAAAGTATTTATAAATACCATCTGCCCAAATTTCTGGGATAAAATGCTGATCGGTAGTTGTAGTTGTTGCACTTCCTTGATAATGATTTGCCATATATTTTACCTCTTATATGAATCTAATACCAACTGCCAATTCTTTCTTCTACTTGCTGAATCCATCTTAGTCCAATCACCAACTTTTTCAGTTGGAACTGTTCCCTTCCTGTCTGGAGGGTTTACTTTTTCAGACTGAGTAAATTCATCAACAATATCCAAAAGAATATCAGTTTCGATATTAGCAAATTTTTCTCGTTTATTTTCAGGAATCCTAGATAGTAAACCTTCTCTTACTTTAGCATCCATAGTCTGCCATTTTTCTTTATAAGGTTTATAGCTTTCTATCTCCTTTGAAAGTTCAGAGTTTAGCTCTTGCCACTTCTCTTCTTCTTGGAGTTTCTGCTTTCTAGACTCTTCCTCTTTTGTTTTAAATGATTCAAGTTCAGTTCTGAGAGTATTTCTTTCAGAAATAACCTCATTTAATCTTGAAATAGGTACATTGTTTTCGTCTTTAGTGACGGATTCCTGTTTTACATCTGTTTCGATGACTTTTTCTTCGGACATTTTTACCTCTTAAGTGAGTTAATAAATATGCAAGAATATACTTGCATTAAAGTTATGCTATAATGTAAGTTAGTAAAGTAATCTAATGCAAGAAAAAAATTACGAATTTAAAAAAAAGTGGTTTGAATATTTAGGTTACAAACCACATAATGGTCAAATTCCATTACACTATCCTAAAAACTATGATGCTAGATTTCAAGTCGTTGTATGTGGCAGAAGATTTGGCAAAACTTGGGCAAGTGCTATGGAGGCTACATATGTAGCATCTCAACCCAATAAAAGAATTTGGGTTGTTGGAATGTCTTATAAAAAAGCAAGATTGATATTCCGAGAAATTTGGCAAAGAATGGTTGTAGGTCATATGGAGGATGTTGACAAAGCATCTGAAAAAGATATGTACATCAGATTTAAATGGGGTACAATCGTAGAAGGAATGTCAGCAGATAATCCATCAAGTCTTGTAGGGGAAGGACTTGACTTACTTGTTATTGATGAGGTTGCCAAGATGAATAAAAAGATTTGGGATATGTATTTATCACCAACTGTAGCAGGTAGAAAAGGAAAGGTTATTTTTATTACAACTCCAGAAGGAAGAAATTGGATATACGATTTATTTAAATTGTCAGACAAAGATCCACTTTGGGAAAGCCATACTTCACCATCGTGGGTAAATCAATATGAGTTTCCATTGGGCATTGAAGACCCTGCAATTG